CTCAAGAACCTGCTCCATGATGTTGTGCATTTCGGAAACAGGGATTTCCTCAAGCCCTTTTTCCTGAATAATTCGAATGACAGCCGCCACAATATCATGGAACTCACTGTCAGTGATATTCACCATCACACGGGAAGCGGACTTCGTGACAGCGTTCACGATTTTCTGTCCGTCAAATGCTTCCAGTGTTCCGTCCTTCTTAATGACTTTCATGGAGAATGACCCTCCCTTCCTTGAGTGTGCGTTTTACGTCAATGACCCTCTGGTTGGTGCTTCCAGCCCAGGGGTAGTTTACATCTTTCAGTTCTGCAATGAACTTTCCGTCCACCAGAACATCCACGGATTTCATCATGCCAGCCATAACCGGGTCTTGCATGACTTCTTCCCAGGTGTACCCCGTGTAGACCCAGATGGTTTTTGCGGGGAAATCACGCTTGACGGCCTGCATCAGGTCATCAACCGCAGAACGGTTGGAAGGGTGAAGCGGGTCACCACCAGAGAATGTAATCCCGGCAATGTAGTCCTTCTTCAACTCCCTGTACAGTTCTTCTTTATCCTTCAAACCAAAGGGGATGCCGTCAGCAGGGTTCCAGGTGACGGGGTTCTGGCAGTCCTTACAGTGGTGGTTACACCCTGCTACCCAGAGAACTACCCGCAGCCCATCACCGTTGTTCATATCGTCATGGGTGATATTGTGATAGTTCATCACACGTCACCAGCTTTACGGTGCAAAGACCGTTCAGCCGTAAAACCCTCCGGGTATCGGGCTTTCAGCTTGTCGATATTAAGCTGCATGACTTCATCCATGCTGAAATCCAGCGCAAAGCAGGCTTCGGCAATCATCCACAGGCAGTCACCCAGTTCCTTCTTCAAATGTTCCTTGTCGAAAGGATGACCCTGGTAAACCTTCTGCATGATGCCTGCGACCTCTCCCGCTTCGGATGTAAGGCCGAACACTGCATGACGCAGCATATCTTCCTTCTGGTCATAGGGAATACTGCAAGTGCGGATAGCCAAATCCTGATACTCTTTACCGTTCATGTTTTTGTACCTCCTTCATCTGTGTGGCGGCTACAACTCCTGCGATAAATCCCAGAAGCAGAACCACCGTGAAAAATATGAGAAGCAGCAAAATTGCAATCAGCAGTTTCATAGTGCTACCTCCTTAGATACCTCTGACTCTGGATGCCACCATATCAGCAGTGTGGGTGTACAGGACGTTGGGATACTGCTCAATGGCAGCGCCAAGGTTATTCCATACGCTCTTATCGTCATAGGCTCCCATGTGCCACCTGATACAGAGGATTTCTTCTTCGGTCAAGTCCATAATCTGCTGGGCAATAATCACGGACTTGTCACCATGCCCGGTGAGGGGAAGGTTGCTCCGATAATCAAAACCTCCGTCAGGCAGTTCCCTGTACTGGTCACACTTACACAGGTCATGGAGCATACCCACAATGTAGGGACTCTCCTTCCGTTCCCAGTGAAGGTTGAGCCGTTTGGTCAGTTCCAGCAGAGCATTGGTTACTTCCAAGCTGTGGTCAAACAGACCGCCCTTATAATTGCCGTGATACTTCGTGGAAGCAGGTGCATCAAAGAACCCACGTTCATCCAGAAGTTCACGGATATGTTCACAGTAGGCAGGATTGAAAACCTCTGACCATAACTGTTCAAACAGTGCAATCCTGTCCTTCTTTCTCATTACTTTCATGCTTATACCTCATTTCAAACGAATATAAGCATTGGAGAGTTTGAAGCTATGCTTCGCCCTCTCCTTTGCTTACTTCATGGGGTTTATCCCAAGATACTGTTCAGGTCAAAGGGCTTCTTGCCGCCAGCCTTGCCAGCCTGGGTTGCGGGCTTTGCCGCAGGTTCCTTCTTCGCAGCGGGAGCGGGGGCAGCAGGGGCTTCATCGAAACCGTCAGCAGGTTCCTTGTCACCCAGACGCACAAACTTGAGCATCTTTCCGGGAGTGCGGTTGCTCTCCACTTCCTCATGGTCAACTTCGCAGCGGATGAAGCAGCCGACCAAATCTTCATGGTCAATCTCCGTCAGGGAGAAGTCGTTGAGCGCCACCTTCGCAAAGTAGCTGAAAGCGTTCAGGCCACCTTCGTTCGGCTCACCATCCTTGTTCAGCAGAGAGAAGCGTTCCACGTGCTTCTGCCCGGAAGCCAGCTTCATAGTGACTTCCATCTTGCCAAAGTCCTCCTTGTAGTTCACGCCTACAATCTGGAAAACATGGGTTCCCTTCGGGATAAGGGAGAAGCCCTCCGTCAAACCAATCTTAGCCATTGTATTTTCCTCCTTTGATAGTCTTGCGATTTTTATGTGCAACGTACCGGGCAATCATAACCAGGTTCGTTACAGCCATTTCCACAAACAGAGTGACGAACACTCCGTAGAAGAACGGGTTGATATACATAGGTGCTTTACTCCTTCCTTTCCTTCGGTGTCAGCTTGTACGTGACGGTTTCCTTCGTCTTGTACTTATCCAGCACACCGTCTTTCTTCATAGCAGCTTCGTCCACCTTGAGGGACGTACTGCGGGATGTAACCCACTCAAAGCGGGAACCCTGAATGATAACCTGCTTGTCACCATCCCGGAACTTGCCCATGCAGGCTTCCTTGATAAGGTCTTTCAGAGTTTTCAGCCGCTTTTCATCGGCAGCGGTTTCCTCTGCGACCTTGTTCAACTTATCCTGCAACTGCTCTGCTTCTGCAACCAGAGCGTCAAGGTCACTGTCCGGGGACAGGGAGTTGGCACGGAGAACCTTGAGAATGTCAGCGTCCTTCTTCTCGTCATACTTCGGAGAAACGCCGCCCTCAACGTGCTTCTTCCACCAGGCTTCAACCTTCTTGATGGTCTTAGCCATATTGGGGTATCTCTCCGATACCTTGAAAGAGCGCTCAAACGTGTTGTCCTGGGTAACAGTGAAGTTCTCCGGGTGGTCATAGTCCTTGTCACCAAGAATGGTGCAGACCATAATCACGTCATCCACACCCAGCAGGTAGGCGTAAAGCGCAGCCTGCAAAGCGTAATACTCAGGCACATCCTCAAGCCAGTCCTCCGCACGTTTGGTGGTTTTCATTTCCATCACGGTAGTAGGCTTGCCGTTCTTGTCCACGAACAGATAGTCCCACATACCGCCGAAAATCGGTTCGTCCTTGAAGAAGTCACCCCAGGTTTTCTTGAAGTAATCCTCACCGTACACATCGGTAGGAGTTACCAGCTTCTTCCAGAAGTATTTCTCCCTCATGTACTCTGCCTGCTTCGGCTCAATGGCCTTACCAGCCAGGGTGTAAATGGTGTCCTCAAAGGGTTCCTCATAGGTGCGGGTGATAGCGCACCAGGCATTGAACGGGGTAGTCCATGCGTTCAAGCCCATAATTGCCGCAAACCGTGTACCAGTACACTTCTTCGGACGGGCAGGCGGTGTAATGGTAATCGTACCATCGTCATTCCACTTCATGGTCTTTTCCTCCTTATACATAGTTGCGCCAGTTGCGGGCAAAGAAGGACTTACCCTCCCGACCCTTGCGGTTCATATGCTGGATGCCAGCACGTTTCATGTTGTGTCTTGCGACACTGCGCAGCAGCTTTCTCATACCGTCTGTACCTCCTTCTCACACTTTCTCTCAGTCAGTTCCATAATGGCGTAGTTCGCCAAATCCATCAGGGTATCGTCCAGAGTTTCATCAACCTGGGCGGTATGCTCACCCTTACGGGTAAGCGTCATATACCGCTGAAACTTGTCATATAGCTTGCCAAGGGTGTAGTTGGGTACTTCCCGTCTGGCCTTTGCAAAGCTGTCACCGTAATCTGCGTTCTTACGCTTGTACAAATCCTTGATGTTATCGCAGATTTCAGCGTGAACCTGAACCTTATTAGTAATCACGCCTTTTTACCTCCTATGAACAGATATTTAGTATCTACTTCCACAGAAAGCGCTGTGCTAACAGGGTTAGAGTCTGCGTTGAGTAAGACAGAAAGGTCAAATCCCAATTCCTTGAGATATTCGACAGCCGCTTTTGCGTTCTTTATGTTTTTGACATTCGCAATCACGTTAATGTAGTTCTTGTTTACTTCACGCATAGTATCTTCCCGTTTGCTCTTTAAGTTGGAAAGGGTTTCAGAATTATCAGTGAAATCCTTTACGATACTTGAGCGCATTTCCTCCATATTGCACATAGCATGGATTTTCCGTGAAAGACTTCCATAATATCCAGAAGTAACCGTAATGCCAGGGTTGTCAGAAATGTCCGATTTCCAAGACTCCATAAGGTCATCAGCTTTTGAAAGCAAAGAGTAAACTTTATCAAGGGTTTCGTCCAGCTTGATAGTTTGGTTCCTACGCATGATGTATTCATCATGCGCCGCAGTGTACTGCCTTTGAATTTCTGCAATAGCATCAGCCTGCTTTGCTTCAAGCCACTTAACCAACTGTGCTTTTGTCATTTAATCCTCCTTACTCTGCGTACTGGGCGATAATCTCAGTCAGGTTGTCGCACAGGGCAGTGCAGGCAGAAGCGGTGATATTGGTGAAGCCATCAGTTTTCATGGCAATCTGCTGAACAAAATCCTCCTGGGTTTCATCCTTGTCCATCAGTTCCTTGCAGAGAGTCTTGAGGTTGGAAACCTGTTCCTCACTGGCAGAACCGTCAGCCCCGGTCAGTTCCTTCTTCGCTTCCTCACGCTCCGCAGTGGTAGCAGGGGCTTTCTTTTTCTTATCCTTCTTCGCAGGAGCGGCAGCAGCGGCTTCCTCCGCAAACTCATTGGCTTCTTCTTCCGTGCCATCGTCAGCGCCCAGAGTAGCGTCAATGTCATCAGGCTCCGTAATATCCAGAACCGTCATCCACAGGTAGCGGCGCAGGTAGGTGATGGAAGAACCAAGCGCCTGCATGGGGTTGGTAACCTCCTTGCCCTGGTTGCTGATAATGGGCTTGACCTCACGGTAGGGAACGGTGAAGGTGATAGGCGGTTCCTCCATGTTGTCGGTGTTGAACACGCTCATAACCGCCTTGTCATCGGTAAACTCAATGTTGGTGGTCAGGCCAACACGGGCAAAGATACGGATTGCCGGGGGAACAATGTCCTCCAACTCAAAATACTTGAACTCAAGGTGCATATTCTTGCCAGACTTCTTGACCTTCTGGTTCAGGAAGTACAGGCGGGCTTTCGCCAGCTTCTGACGAACATTCATGCTCTCATAGATATTAGCCATCTTCTTTTCCTCCTTACTCTACGGTGAACCAGTCATCAGCCAGCATATCAGTCTGGGATGCCAGCCAACCAGTGACATATGTGCCATCGGCAGCTTTCAGGTCAATGTGGGGTGCGATAATCACGGAAACACGCCCCTCCTGCTGGTAGAACTTCTTGACGGGCTTGACCCTCATGTGGTCAGCAGGAACTTCACTTCCGGGGCAAAGCACCAGGAACATACCCTTGCCATTCCATCCCTTGCGGGCAACCTTCTTGCCAGCCTTGAGGAAGTTGATAGCGTCACCAAAGGAGTAGGTATCAGCAGGAACCGCAGCGGTTTCCTCACCAACAACCTCCCAATCATTGCCCATCACCCAGATAAGGTCACGGGGGAACAGGGCAGAGGTAGGAACGTCAGGAGAACCATCTTCCTCAAAATGGTTCATAATGACACCGTTCTCCTGGTCATAGTACCAGTAAGCGTTCTTCCAGCTTGCCAGCTTAATCTTCTTGCCCTCTTTCAGGGACTTTTCCACTTCATTGAACTTCATAATACATATCCTCCTTAATCGAATAGTGCCAGGGATTTCTTCTTGAGAGAGTTAATCCTTCTGGTATTTTTCCGGGGCGGTTTTACCCCAAGAAAGTCATTGATGTACTTCTTTGCCAGTTTCACGTACCACTTGCGGTCAACAACCTCAATGGGAAGCTGATTGTTGTTGTCCACTACACAGTGCGTAGGAAGCCCGGCTACCTTTGCGGGATTTCCTGTGACGGCATGGGTTTTATACAGGGTTCCATAGCTTCTATCAGCCGTGGCGTAAACCCTGTTCACCTTCTGAACAGGAATTGCCTGGTCACCAACCATCTGATACACACCTGAATATTTACCTCCCACTTTCGCTATCACCTGAAAGTCAAGGATACTGGTGCAATCCTCAATGGTCTGTTCCGGGGGTGTTCCGTCCACAAAGTAGTCCCTGATTGCTCTTGCCACCACAACCGCATTGTTGTTGATGTTGAAAGCGCCGCCAGTCATGTTGTCCCAGGGCGGGAGTCCCATTGTGGTGAAGTCGATATTGCCGTTGGTCAGGATGCCACGGACAAGCTGCCCGCCCTTTACCTTCGGCTTACCGCCGTCCATAGGTACTTCAACGTAGTTGTTCACGTCCTTCTGGACAATTTTCTTGATGAAATCTTCTTCCAGTTCAAACCCAGTTCTGTCCTGCCATTCCTGGGTGATTTCCTGCCACTTCGCTTCATCGGAGTTGTCGAAACTCACCATGATACCATCCGTGTTAAGCTGGATGATTTTGAGGGTAGGACACTCACGGGTCAGGTGGATAGAGAGTTCCAGTAGAAGAAGCTGCCCGGTAATGCAAACGCTTCTGCCCATCAGCGGGTCATAGAGGTCATTGTAGGCAACCCCGTTCCTTCCGTTGAGCATTGTGCCGTAGGTGGTATTCAGAACCAGCTTTAGGGCGTTTGCCGTGTCCTTATCGCCAGCTTTCTTAGCCCTTACACGGCTTTCCAGTGTGTCCACAAACAACTGCGGGGAAGGAATGTTCCTGCTGCAATACCCGTACTGTTTCCCTTCGGAGAGGGGAAGTGTCATCAGGTGAGGGTAATACGATGCAACGTCCTTGTTCCTGATAGAGCGGTTTTCCGTAGCTTCTTCCACGTAGGTAGGGATTGCTCCGTGAATACCACCCAAGGCCAGCGTGACGATACAATCACCAATCCTGATTTCAAGGCTTGAACCCTTGACCTTCTTGCCGTCATCGTCATACCCACCGAAAATATCAATATCGGGGATATTCGGGTCACGGAGTCTGTCAAAGAAGTCAAAAACCTCTTGCGGGATATACTCACGCAGCAGCTTGTCAGGGTACTCATAAGCCCGTTCGTCCGTCCACGGCTTTTCGGGCTTGACCGCTTGCAGATACACGGAAGTCAGCTTTGCGTTGGTCATGTAAATGGCCTTGCGTTCATCCAGCCCCCGGACTCTGCCCAGCGTAGCCTTGTTTTGCAAGTAGTTCTTCCGCAGCTTGTAGAGGATTTCAGTAGCGTCCACATCGTATTTGCAATACTTAATGGTCTGCTCCAACTCCGCTGCTGTCAGCCTGCGGTCAATGTTGAAGTCCACTTCGGTTTCCTCAATCGGTATGCCCAGGTGGGCTTCAATCCCTTTCAGAGAAATACCGTCCTGGCAGTCATCCATCAGGTCAAAGCTATTGAAGAACACTCTGTAATCACGGAGAAGGGGAATATCCCAGCCGTCAACTTCTTCCAGAATGATAAGGTCATTGACCTGTTTTACCGTTTCAGGGTCAGCACCAATCATTACCGCTTTGAGAATGTGGTTATCATAGTGCTTGTTGTTGAAGCCGCCCAGGAACGGGTCTTGCTCCATAAAGGCCAGAACTGCATCATTGTCATTGTGGATGATGGTGTACTGCCCGGTTGCCAGTTCCTTGAATACGAACAACCAGTCATGTGCGAAAACCTCACAGTCGAAAATGAATGTGCGATCTACCATGCTTTTTACCTCCTTTCTTTTGTAATAAGCATTGGAGAGTTAATAGGCAAATGAAAACCTTGCATTTTCGCAGGTAATCACATCTGCGTAGGTCAGTCCGTTTGTGCCGGGGATAGGTTCATCCAGGCTTACGGTTTGAACTCTGCGCTTTTGCTTATCCAGTTCATGCCCAATAGCTGACCGCATTGCGTAGAAAGCAATGATTTCAAAGTTATGGTCATGGAGTTCAGGAAAAGCGAACCAGCGCTTTACTGACCGTAGGTATCGGAAGATAACCACATCGTACCAGTCATCAGGCGGCAGCTTTCTCAGCCGCAGGTACTTGTACACCAAATAGTGGTTATCGGTTGCAAACTGCTGTTCTTCAACAGTCAATGGTTCGTCCAGAGGGTCTTTCTTCATCCTTCAATCCCCCCCCCGGGAGTAGGTTTTCTCTCAGGCATAACTTCTCCTTTCAGCAAGTCAATATCACCCCATTGGGCTGCCATTGCCTTTGCTATACCAGGGAAAGTTTTACTTCGTATTTTCCCAGTCCTGGGGTCATTCCACGGTAAAATCTTACCGTTTTCATCCCTTACATAGGCAAGGCCAGCGTTTACAGAGAACCCGTTTCCCATGATTTCACCGCAGTCCACCACATTAGTAGGAACCAATGGAGGTAACCCCTTTAACCATAGACAGGTTTTCTTTCGGGCATGGTCACCAAACTCATAGGGTTGTATTGCTTGCGTAGGTTTTATAGGTAATCCATATTTTTCAGCAATATCCGGGAACCAAGTTTTTACATACTCCCCGCCAATGATATTCACAGGGTTTTCAATCGCTACTTTTTCACAGTTCGCTACAAGGAACTGGCAAAAGAACTCAAGACCTTCACGCTGTCTACCATCGGCACGTTTCTTCTCAAAATATCTTGCTCCACTTACTGCCAAATGGGTACATGGAGGGAAAGCAATTATCATATCCCACTGTCCCACCACTTTGTGATAGGCTCCATCCTGTGTATGGAACTCACAGTCACCGTTCAGCAACGGTAGTACATCTTCGTGAATGTGCCACTCTGGGTGACCTCCGCTGCAAGGTTCAATATCACACGAATAAACTTCATGCTCTCTCTCTCTCAACTGCACGGTCACTCTTTGGGACTCTTCACAGGCCACCAATATTTTCATGCGTACCTCCCACTTCACACCCCATAAAGGGGTGTGATTTTAGATTTTGAAAGCGGGACGCACACCACCAGCGTAAGAAGCGTCGTCGTAGTACGCAAGGCCGGCGTTGCCGACAAAGGCAAAATAGGCAGCGGAACCATCGTACTTGTTCTGCAACCAGTACCATTCCCAGGTGTCCGTACCCTTGCCCTGGAAAGCAATGCGGTTCTTGCGCTTCTTCATCGGCTCCCACTGCTCCACAGAGTCATCTTCCTCAACTCCGTAGATGTTCTCACCGAAAATCTCACGCTCCGTGGGCAGGCGCAGCAGGTCACCGTTGGGGAAAGCAACCATCTTCTCACGGATTTCAGCCGGGAAGCGGTCAAGGATTTCAGTGTTGAGTGCCTTGCGCAGTGCGCAGGACTTATACCCGCCACGGTTGGAACTGGTGGGGTTCATGGAATACTCCTTGCGCAGGCAATCCACCAGGCAGAAAATCATGCCGTCCTGCTCCTGCTTCACAGCCAGGGCTTCCACTTCTTCACCGTCATTGAGGGTAAAGGCGATAACGTCACCCACGTTATAGTTGCCATCGGCAACGGCTTCAATAGTTCTGAACAACTTCATTGTAAAGTCCTCCTTATTTTCATTTCAGTCACGGATTTTGCATCCGCATTTTCGGTAGCTTGCGCAGCGTTTCTTGTAGGACTTGATAAGGGACTTGATGGAGTCCACATAGTCAAACACAAGGGGCTGCTGCTTGCCCTCAAAGGTTCTTGCTACCCGGCCTACGCTCTGTACAATGACTGCGTAATCCTTTTGAGGGGTTGCCAGGTAAAGCCTGTCCAGTCTGGGTATATCCAGCCCTTCTTTTGCCAAAGAGTAGGTTGCGAACAGATACCGTTTATCCCCGGTTCTCATATCCTCAATGGCTTGCTCACGTTCAGCTTTCAAGGTCTTAGTAGTCATCTTTCCGTCAATGACCGCTGCCTGCCTTTTCAGCGCAGGGGGCAACTGAGAATAGAGATACTTCAAATGGTCAACCCTTTCAGATAGAACCAAATTGAAGTGGTCACGGTTCTCTTTCAGGTCATCCAGAATGAGTTGGTTCCGTTCCTCATGCTCTGTCAGGTATGTAATCATCTTTGCGTAATTCACAGTACCATCAGTGTTGAGGAAGCAGGGGTTCAAACCCACTCCTGTACCCTTCGGGAATACGTCTACGGTCATCACTCTGGACTTCACAGCTTCATCAGGAACAGTCCATACCACTTCACCAATCATGGCATATGTGGCCTTGATAAGGCCGTCCGCACGATGAACCGTAGCAGATAGGCCGTACTTGTGCCTTGCCCGCAGCGTATTGAGAACCTTGCTGAACTGGGTTACTGCCGTTGGTGTCCCGCTTACACGGTGACATTCATCCACAATGATGCAGTCCCATTCATCCCGGTATTGGTCTAAGTCCAGCTTACACATGGTCTGGATAGTGGCAAAGGTCATTGACTGACCAATGTTCACCTTACCTTCTGTGATAGTGCCAAGCATAGACGGGTCAATGTACTGTTCCGCTCTGGCCTTGCTCTGGGTCAGAAGGTCTTTCGTATGGGTCAGCCACAAGGTCTTTACACCAAGGTCACAGGCCAGGGCTATTCCCATCTGGGTCTTTCCGCTTCCAGCGGGAGATTGCAGGATACCATAATGGTTAATCAACATGGCTCCCACAGCTTCTTCCTGATAGCCATACAGCGGAAC